TAGCAGGTTTCCCTGACTACGGCCTTTTACTACTTAGGAGTCTCTCATGTACGGTTTGCAAAGTATGCCTTATCGGCTCGACTGCGAAGTCATTTTTAGAAATGAATGGCCTGAGGGCTATCAATCTAAAAGTGCTGGCAGTTGGCCTTTAACGTATCCCGAGCATAACGCACGTGGATTCTCTCGCTCCGGCGACAACGCAAGTAGTATTAGGGGAACCGTCTTTAGTAGGTTCCCGGGAACAGTCGAGCGTGTACCCGTTTACGTTCGCAATGGACCTCGTCTGGACTATAAGGTGTGGAGCAAAAAGCTAGGTAAATACGTTTGGGCTAGACAGCCCATTATGATTTACAAGTTAAAACGAGTAAAGTCGAAGATCAAGGTCTCAAAAGGCCTTGATCTCCCTCCAAATCGTCTTAACTATTCTGGCAATCACGTAACCTTCTATGGTGGAGATGATGGACTTGGCAATGGAAAATACCAAGGCTATCATTATCAACCAGGATGGATACGTAGCTACACCGGTCCTTTATGGACCGATTTTCTGCTTAACGGGGGCTATTCTTCAATAGGCCCCCCTCCGCAGAACTACCTGTCGGCCGCTCCTTCCGATGACATATCAAATGCCATCGCGGAGTTAGACCCCAAAGCTCTCGCAAAACTATATTCTGACGTGAAAAATCAGAAAGTAAATTTTGCCCAAGCATTGGCAGAACGCGGGCAGACTGCCGGCATGATCTCAGATCTTGTCGGCCGTCTAGTCCGCGCCGTTTCGGCGGCGAGGCACGGTAACCTTTCCAAAGCAGCTAAGACCATCTTTCCTGGAGATTCCAAGGAATTGGCAAACGACTGGCTTATCCTCCAGTATGGAATCAAACCTCTGATATCTGATATCAAAGGGGCGATTAACATACTTCAGGACGGGTCAGGCGCGATGTCATACGATGTTATTAGCTCCCGCACTAAGAAGTTTCCTCGAGAAGTTATTTTCGAGCAACTTAATAATGGGGGTACGTGTAAGACTACTGTCTACCATACTGGGAAGGCGACCGTAAAGTACAAAGCCAGAGTCAAGGTCGCAAACCCATTTTCACAATGGGCTAGCGAAACTGGACTCTCGGATGCAGCCCTCCTCGGTTGGGAATTGTTGCCTTATTCGTTTGTAGTCGATTGGCTTCTGCCAATCGGTAACTACTTACAGAATAAGTCAGCTTTCACAAACTTGGAGCTCGTGCACCTACATAGAACTCAATACATCGAGGAATATGTAGTCTTTGAACGGGAATTCATCACGAAACGCGACAACGATGGGTACCTTTGGCCTGCTCGTAGTAGTGTTGGTTTTATCAACAAAAGGGTTCAG